CCAATTCCGCCGCCAAATACCACGGTTAGCAGTAGCATGATGTAGCTTCGGCGGTTACGACGCCCGGTAAAATTAAATAAATCTTCAAACACTGGCTTACTCATTTTGAGCTCCTTTATTAAATTAGTATTACTAGTATAGCATCATGTTCGGTAATTGTCAAGAAACTTTTTCAAATTGCCATATAAATTGGCCATCATGGCTTCTTTACTACCAAAGAACACTAGAGTACGCGGCATTTGTTTATGCATAATAATAAACCAAGGTTGTTGTAGTTTACGATCCAGTGCTATAATCATTTTGCTGTTAATAGCAAATGGTTCAACATTATAATCGTAGTTCTCGAGTTCAAGATGTTTGGAGAATGTTTCGTATCCTATTTTAGTCAATCGTAAACCACCGTTGCGTCTAAGATTGAACCACCATAAGGCCAAAGCCTCTGCTTCGGTAACCTTGTAAGGATCGGGCAGATGTTGAATTAATTCTTTTGTAAGTTTATATTTGTCACGCACATCAAGGATATATCTGGTCGCCTGATTTTAGTAAGACCACGGTAAAAAGATCAGTTTTAAATTGGATGTTAAGTTTTCGAGCAAGATTGATTGCATGTCCAGGATTGGAGAAACTGACCTTCTTGTACTTAGGGCCAGGATATTGAACCAACAGGTTCGAGGTTTTAAGATTGATTGGTTTTTTTTGATAAAACACTGCCCACACACCTTCCGAGGCTAACACCTGTTCGGTCTTGTATGTACTTTTATTTGCTAACTCAATCAGGACATTGGGTTTTGGTCTGCTCACTATTAAACTCCTATATATTATTTATGCTAAAATATAGGTAGTTTTAGAATGAACCCCCGTCCATTTTGATTGAAATTATTTCGTCATCTTGTGCCGCTACAGCCCGTTCTTTAAGTGTAGTAAGCTCTAATAACAGTCGAGTTAGGTCAGCATGCATGCCTTTGGCATCAGGCATAGGCATAATAAAGTCCTTAGCGCCACGAGACTCGAACCCTTGTAACCGTTCAACAAACCGTTGTAAATGAATACTCATCAGCAGTCTCCTTGGTGTAAAACGGGCCAGAGTACGGATAGCGTTGTAATAAAATTAATTTAGGTCCTTGTATCACAGTCCAGTTACGCCCTTTCTTGACTCGATACCAGCCAGCTGCAAACCAACTTTTACTTTTGTTAGTTTTAGTATACACAGGCAACTTCTTAGGAACATCCCACATGGGATTATGTACACGACCTGCTACTGGATAGCCATGTACCAAATTAGTTTCGGGTCGAGATTTAACAATCTTAGCACCAGATTCGAATTTAACGTGTACACGTTGTTCAACCATTTTAATTGTTTTGTATTGTTGAACCTGGTTATTGATCTTAACTTGGTATCCACCATCGCAAGCTTCAACGTTACCAACCTTGCGATTTCCTTCTTGCAAGATCCAATACTTGCGATCAATTACGGGTTTTGCTATCAGTGTCATTTAGTACTCCTCTTTCGACATTCTTCTTGTACTGCTACTGGCACATCTGGGTGCCAACCGCCTATCACCTTGCGGCAATCGTATTTTACTACTATTTGATTTTGATCCTGGGGCCAAAAGGCCAAGACCAACATGCCTAAAACAATAGCGAATGTTACAGCGGTCCAAAATAAATCTTTAGCCATTTAACATTCCTTTGTAAGGACCTTTGTAAGTTTCATTCATCCAACGACCGAAGCTGTCTGCTTGCTCGCTCAATTTGTTTAATTCGTACTTGCCACAGAACTGCATAAAACGTACACCAACTTGTCCTACATCTTTATGAGACATCTGTTCGCGAATGGCCCCATCTACTGCTGCTTTAATCTCTTTGGGTTGGGCAGTTAAATCTACTAGATGAACGTTGCGTTCATAGTCATCTAACACACGATGCTCTATGCCATCCGGATCAGTCCACCTCTGTAACATTAAGTTGTTCCAGTTGTATCCTTGTTTTGTGCGATCCTCAAATGCTTCCTGTAGGCCAACCTTATTCTTAGTGCCCTTAGTACGGACTCCCGGGTAGGCCGAGAACACATTATCCGACGAATCGCCGCGCATACATTTCTCGAAGAGTAGCCATTGCGGATTAGGGATTGTTTTAGGTTCTTTAGTTTTTTTATCGATGACCGCTTTTCCTTTAGCATCAAAGATTCCTTCTATAGTGATTAGTTCGTCTGTAATACCGTTGTACTGCTTAACATTGGGTGCGATGAGCTGAACAAAGTCAGTATCGCTACTGATAATAATATGTTCGTCTTGGGGATGTAATGCAATCCAGCGAGCTATAATGTCATCTGCTTCGGCATTTTCGTGCCTAATAACGCTACAGTTAGTTCTCTCTGACAAGTATTTAGTCAAATTATCATAGGTTTCCCAAAACATTTTATCTTCTTCTTGCTGGGTTTCTGTAAGTGCGGCACGGGCCACAGCCCGATTGGCTTTATAGGGCTTATAAAAGTCCTTGCGCCAACTACGTCCTTCAAGGCCAAACACTACATGGTCTGCTTCAAAACGCTTGGCTACTTTGTTAGCGGCCATTAATGTAACATGTAATGCAAAGCCTACTTTCTCCCAAGTATCGCTTGCACGGTGAGCACCATGCCTGGCTCGAAAAAACATATTGGCCGTATCGATTAAAACATAGCGCATTGTAGACCTTAGATGAATTTGTTATTAATAATGTATTGTAACATAAAACGGTTAAAAAAGCTATGGGCATCCTTACCAAAATGATAGGAATTGGGCGCAACTGTATCGATACCTTGTTTACGAACAATAGCATCAAACGTCATTGTAGGCTCGTATGGTGCAACATAACACATATCCCACTCCCGCTGATCTTTAATTTTGGAAAAATCATTATTGCCGTTGAAAAAGATATGCTTGATTCCTTTTTCTTCTAGTTCTTTGTGGAATGCCCAAATTTGGTCATGTGCTTCTTGAGTTTTCCATTCCCAATCTACACCCATAATATATTGGCGATATTTTTCTTGTAGATCTTGCGGCACATGGTCAACACCACTAGCATTGACTTGAAGGTATCTGTCTTTGTACAACCATTCTTCTCGTTCCCAAGTTGACCATTGGATAACAACCAAGAGTTCTTCAAGATCTTGTCGAGTAGCCAACCATTCACGAGAAGTTCGTAAAATTCTTGAGTTGCTACTAGCACTTTCGGCCTCACAATGAAATCCAGTTCTTAGTGCTAGGCTTAGTAACTTGCCCCAAGTAACCGATAAATTATCAGGGTGTGGCGCTCTCCCGAGATAAAAATATTTTGGATCATCCTCGGCAAATGCGTGAACATTTACAGCTTCTGCTCCAGCGGTGTGACTATCGCCATTTACATATAATATCATATCAATTCGTTATCTCTAATATAATTGTATAACACATCAGACCATTCTGCTTGTGCATTTTCTAGGAAGTGATTATTTTTAGTAGGTTTCCATCCGTGATTCTTCAAATACCAAAAGTAACTAAGATCATTATCATAAGGTCCTACATAGTTCTTATGCCAGTTGAGCTGGATTGGATCTAATAGATTATGTTGAAACGGCATTAATGCATTAAAGAACAAATGAGGAATATGTCGCTCAAGTAATGATCGATGCATACGATGTATCTGACTATGCATCAGCTTGGACTTGATAGATTGTTGTTCAGGCCCTTGCTCGATCACCCATTGCTTATATCGTTCTTCAAGTTCGGGGGGTAATGTATCATACCCGCCTGAGTTGACATTATAGTACTGCCCTTGATGTAACCATTCTTCTCTTTCCCAACTAGTCCATCCAATAATCACAAAGGTATCTTTATTGGCTCTAGATAAAGAATTACTAGCAGTTCTAATTATTTGTGGATTACTAGTACCGCTCTTAGCTTCATTTGCTAAGGAGATATCCAATCGATTGGCTAGTAGTTGTGGCCATGAAGATTTACCTGAGTCCTTTAATTCGTTTCCTGAACTATTACTATCACCATTTACATACAATATCACGATACTTCAGACCTTCCGTCTCCAATGTTGCGAGTCTTTACTACTCGATCTCGTTGAGGATCCATTGCTTCGTATTGTTCATACGTTTCTAATACAACATTGCGACACACGTTGGTAAACCAACGATCTACAATGTCGGCATCTGTATCATTTGGACCCATCATGTAACCAGCTTTAACTAGTTTGGCAATAAAGATATCATTCCAATCTAGTTCAAATGCGCCATTCTGCATATCGTTAGGATCAATATCCATACTTAAAATATTAACATATGGTTCGCCAGCTTCGGTGGCCGTTTCTTTAGCAGATTTAGTCTGCTTCTTTGCTGCCTCTGCAATAGGTTTTTTCTTTTGCGGTGGCTCTAGCTTTTTCTTAAAAAAATCAAACATTCCCATTTTCATTTTCCTTTAATCTATTAGCATTTGTAATCATCTATTCTTTAAACACCAAATCAAATGCTCTTCAACTGTATGCCAGTTGTACTCATACACTGGCGTACCCGGACCAGTCCACATGGCCATTCCTTCATACCCATACTTCAACCATATGATTTGATTACCGCGAATACAACGATGTGGCCACCAAGCAAATTCGCGCCGCCAACTTGCCCGTTGATAAAAACTACCTTGGCCGCCGAATAAACTATCTAGTGGCGGCACACTATTTGCCCCAACCATTACCCCACAAGTCCACATGCAATCTAGGACTATAATTCCAACCCTGCTCACAGCAAATGTTGGCAATACGCAGTTTATTTTCGTCGTAGGGCTTAACTACACCACCTTGTGGCATCAAGTATATTTTGCCCTCAAAGCCGCCAGCTCTAAATGTATCACTGGCTCGAATAGCTTCAATAATATGTTCATCTGTTTCTACAACAAACTTGAGATAGGTGTGTCCATGCTCTTGATAGCTGGTTACAATCTCAGGACAAATAGCATCATCCCATGATTCTCCTGAGGCACTTAATTTAGCACTGACACTGAATGTAACTTGTCTACGTAGATCTCGTTTTACCCATTCGTCTAGATACTGTTTGAAATCATCATGCAACTCTTGAGTTCCGTTGGTTTCGAATGTAATATTTAACAAGTCTTCCATGCGAGGATGACTCAGTAATTCTTTGTATGCACGTTGCCAACCTAGCAAGGGTTCGCCACCTGTGATCACAAGATGCACGTCGTTGCCATTATTCTGCCCCCACATGTTGTTAGGAGTCAATGCTAACATACGCTCTACCAATTCTTCAGTAGGTTGTGTAGGACTTAGATGCTTAAACGCAGGATGCCAACTTGCATAACTGTCACACCCTGTTTCAACAAGCGGTAACTCTAGGAAGTTATTGTACAAGTGTACAACTTCAGCCACATCGTCGGCACCTGTTGACTTTTCTCCTGGCTTGCAACCAAATCCCGCACAGGTAAAGTTACATCCGTATGTTCTTAGGAACACACTAGGAACCCCAACAAAGCGTCCTTCGCCTTGTAAACTATAAAATAATTCGCTAACTTTAATTTTCATAATAGTATTTAGATGTTATAAGCATTTTCCCAATATTTTGCTGCAGACTTATGCGCTTCTTCCAACGGATGCATATCCTGTATTGTAACAGGATATCCATTTTTATGCGACCAATCTACAAAGTTTTGATTATCAAAAAGTTGTAATTGTGGTGCAACTAATCCTTGTAATTCTTTTATATAATCTGGAGTATGCCATTTTCCATCTAGTAATTCATAATCCATGTATGTTTGAACCGACTTAATTCCTTTTTGATCTAGATATTGTTGAACAGCCCAAATGGTTTGTAGATTCCTAAACTTGTTCCACAGTAAACTACTGTTGGCTCGATTCTTATAAAAGTCAATCATGTCTTCGGCTTGCGTACGATCAACTAGATCTTTGAGTTTTTCTGGAACACAAGTTGGGCCTAATGTAATCCATGTTTCGTGCTCAACAATATAAAAATCCCAACGAGACATCCAAGTCCAATTAATTACTGCTAATGTATTTTCTACTGAATTATTTGCAAACCAGGAATAAATTTGTCTAGCAATGCAATCATTGCCACACCCTGGAATAGAGCTAGTATGATATTCGTAGCCCAACTTTTTAGCAACTAACGCAGACCATGCTTTCGAGCCATCAAGATTGTCTGTTAATTCTGTTCCAAAAACAAAGCTATCTCCGAAGCTAACAATCTTCTTCATAAAGTTTTGACCATTTCTTTAATTTTGCCTGTTTTTCAATCTTGCCTACATCCAATCGACCCGGATCAAGCACGCCTTGTTCTACTAATATGTCTACCATACACAGCATGTCGGCTACTTCTTTTTCTAATACAACGCTATGTTTAACACCATCTTTATTTAGGTTGTTAATGCCAAAGCGAAAACATTTACTAACTTCTTGTATAACTTCAGCACATTCTTCTTGTAAGATTACAAGAGCTTCGTTAGTTTTTGTATTCATTCTCATTTTCTTGTGGCATATTCACTGCCGTGCATTGTAAATCCATTCTCTAACAACAAAGGTATAGCGGTGGCACATTTGCCATCCCACGTACCATCATTATAAAAGGTATCATCCATAATTACAACCGCCTGTTTGTCTAAATAAGGCAAACAGTATTCTAATTGCAACCTATGTTCTGCCTGACAGTTTTGGTTATTCATAACAACACCACGTACGGCATAGTTATCCATTTGTGTTTGACAGTACGGAGCAATGTTACCGGAATCCCAAATCCAATCAAAATTATCCAGATACAGAACTTTAATAATCTTATTTAGACCTGGGAGAATATTCTTACACCAATCAGATCCAGACTCTGCTACTACCCAATTGATGTGTGGATAAGTTCTTTCACGTAACCTATGTTCAACATCGACTGAATAAAATTCTATGCCTTGTTGTTTTGCCCACTCACACAACCATATAGAACTACCTTCGCCGTTTTCACTACCAATTTCTAAAACAATATGATTACTATTACAAATTAAC